CTCTTTAGGATCGGTTTTCCATTGCTTTTGAGTATAACCCTTAATAAACGTCTCGTAAAGCTCTGTACCTATTTCATTGAGACACCACTCTTCCAGATTTTGCGGGTTATCTATTTTTACTTTACTTGCAAGGAGTTTTTTAATTGCTTCTTCTGGTGTTTTTACACCCCACAGTTGATACAAAGTTAACAAATTAATTGGAAACGAATAAAGCTTATCTTTATAACTTACCTTTGGTCTATTAACAAAGCTATTAAATGTAGCAAACTGATTAACATAGTCCCAGATCCTTTTATTAGATGTGTGAAATATATGCGGACCATATTCATGTACATTAATACCATTAACATTTCTTGTATAAATGTTACCACCTATATGTTCTTTCTTCTCAAGTACTAAGCATTTTTTACCTGCTTTAGTAGCTTCATGTGCAAAGACTGAACCGTATAAGCCAGATCCAACTATAAGATAATCGTACATTCAGTATTATTATATAATAATACCGTAGTTATTCAACTTATGGTCCGTTAATCGGTGTAGATATTGATCCAGCAGAATTATGATGTGTTGTTGGGCTGCTTGCTGCTACAGCTGCATTAGGTCCATTTACAGCTGCTGCTGCATTATTTAACGTTGCAGGATCTGCTACTAATTGAAGTGGTAAGTTCTTAAAGTAATGAGTATGTGCTTGATTGATTACCAGCGTAACCGTATCACCACTATAAATTATACCACCGCCTGGCTTGCTAATTTGAGCACCTGTATCTGTAATTTTAGTAGACTCAGTAACTTGAAATTCTACAGGTGCAGTAACATGTTGTAAGTATGTTTCACCTTTAAGATATTGACCACCACCAATAACTACATTTTGACTTACACCCAAATTATCGTCAATAACTACTTGTTGACGGTTACGCGTTCTTAAAGTCATTATATTAGCTATAACAGACAAATTAGTACCACCATCAATATTGGTATCATCTGAAGAAGCAATATTGACCTGTTTACCAGCTAATGCCATTATAGTACCACCCATATTAATAGGGCCGGTTGTCTTGATGTCTATACCACCTGAACCTACCAATAAATTGTAACGATTACCAGCAGTTACTGTATAATTACCACCAGGCATATCATCAATATGTGTATACTCAATAGCAGGTATTGTAGTAGTAACTTTACCGTTATTGTTATTATATTGCGTTATTGTTTTTGCAGTACCATTATATCTTGTACTTGCAAATTGATTGAATACTAAACCTACATTGACGAGTTTGTGCTTGGTAATTGTTTCAATATAATTTCCACCAAAACCGAGTGCAGCTTCAGCTTCTGCTAACGCATTTGCTTGAGTAGCTATTGTACCTGCAAGTTCGTTCTTAGTAGCTGTACTTTCTGGTAAAGCTAAAAGATTAGCTATAGAAGTATAATAACTAACCCACGTATTCATTGCAGCGGTATTCAAGGAACCAGTTTTAACATAATAGTTACCTTGTATGATATTATCAAAATCTCTACCCACCCACAAATTATTGTGTCCTTTTACTGTTTCAAATTTATCTCTAAGTGTTAACAGCTGTAAATTCTCAGGAGTAAACAAAGAGTTGTATTTGTTATTAAATTCTAAAAACCCTCCAGCAAAGTGTGTAACTTTAAATGATTCTCTATCTGTGGTGTTAATGATTTCTATTGCTGCACCGCGCTGATTAACAACCATTTTATTACGGTATGTTTCAGTGTTAACGTCGTTTGCATTTCTGACATCTTTACCCACACTTTCAAACGTTTGAGGGTAGTCTTGAAATGTACCATCATCGGAACCAAATATACTTGCAAAATCATCTTGACCTAAAGAAGTTCCCATATACACTGGGTAAGTTGGAACCCCATCCCTAAAAAATACCCAAACATGAGCACCTACATTAGGTATGGCAAATACACCTTTAGCTGCATTTGAGTACGTCGAAGGTCTGTATTGAGTACCAGTAGGGTTTATATTATTGGTACCGTTAGCTACAGTATCAGTAAAAGCGTCTGTTAATTTAGTAGCATACTTTTCATAAACAAACCCAGGCTTTTCACCCATACGCTCGTTGTTTAAATTGAACTGAGTATAAGAGTTTGAAAAATTTGTACCAGATAAACTATAAGGATACGTAGCATCCGAAACGGTAGCTTTGTCTGCGTATGCATTATATGTACCAGATGAACTTTCCCCTGCAATAGGCCCACAATACTCTGCCCAAGGTAAACTATCTCTTAAGTCATTAATAATTAAACTTAAGTCTGAATTTATATTGATACCTGGAAACTTAAAATTTCGATCCTGTTGTGTGATTTCCCATTTACTATATACGCCAGCATTAGCATGCGGTACCCACACTTTTATACGCCCACGATGTTCCGGGTCGTTATTAGCTATTACTATACCAAGATAAATTGACGGAAAAGTTTTCATGTTATTGCAGCCATTGTCAGTTGGGTCTGGTTACCTATTGTTGAATTAGTTAAATCTACATTTATTTTTGTATCTCCAATAGTAGATGTATCTTCGTATTCTATTTGAGTGGTCCAGTTGTACGGTACTACTAAATTACCTATAACAGTATTATTGAAAGGTAGGTACGCATTTAGTACAGGGTAAGTACTGTTAATACTTGCAATAAGAATATTATTAGTGTTTATAATACGAGTTAAATCCGTATCTGCCATTATTAGGTTACCGTTGTTTGGACTTGTATCTGTACCGGTGGGCCCAATATTAGCAATATTATTAACAAACAAGGTATTAGCTGCTTTGTAGAAGTTCTTTATTGTTGTGGATATTCCTGCAGGTAATAGGTTATCTATAATAGTATTATAAGGAACTGTATTTGTATTGTTTTGATTGTTTACCCGGGATATATACACTAAGCTACCTACTGATTCAGAGAAAGGCTGATAGTACGTGGGTTGTGTTTGAGATATAGCACTTAACACTAATGTATTTGAATAATACATTGCTTCATCCCACCAATATTTGCTCCAAAAATATGGTAAATTACCCAAATTAATACCATCTAAATTAAACGCTGGATTATTAGCAGAAGCGCCTGCTAATTGTGTAAAAAAATCAATTTGTGAACCAATTGGATTTGACGAATGATGAGTAGCATAATATGCTTCTGTAACTTGCATCTGCACATCAAAGCCAGAAACACTATATCCTTTCCAGTAAAAGGTAGTGTTGTATAAATCATACGTTCTGACAAATGTAGCCATTGTTATTACTTATCCCTGTTGTTCAGTTGTTACAGTACATCATCTGCAATACGTGTGTTTTTATCCGCATGCGGTTTTACAGCTGTAATGTTATTAATATAATTGTTTTGTGTAAAAACGTGCTCAACTTTTATAATATACCATTGTCCTAAGAACTTTTCATCAAAATCAGAATCTACTGCTCCTGTTTTGCGATCCAAACCAATAAACCTATTACATTTACGGAGCGTTGTACCGGGTGCTGTAAAATGTAAACACTGATTTAAAAAGAACCCCGATTTTAGTATAGCGTTTCTTGCTTCAGGATAACGTTCAAGCTTTGTACTACCATATGAATACGGTTGTTTAAACGCAACGTTTTCGGTTTTAGTTTTATTTAAAGATAGCAGTGCAGTGGGTTCTTGATTATATGAAAACTTTTTAACATAGTTGTCCTGAAAATAACTCTTGATACTATCTACTGTATTATCGGCGTAATCTATATTAAAACGTTTATCTTTTATGCTATTACTTGCGCACGGCATATTAATAAGCATAAACGCATTATCAATAGCAGACATATCAACGAATTGATAATTATCTATAGCACTTTTGCCACCAAAATTTAAGTTAAGATAGGTAGTATTAGATTGAGGGGTTTTATATAATGAAGGTATTATAACACCGGTTTGTGTAGCCGTTGTTAAATAAAATTGTTCAAGTTGATAGGGACCGGCTACCTTGTTAACAACTGCCAGTGAGAGTTCATTAGATAAAGAAGTTAAGTTCCATTCTTTAGTATAACGATCTCTATACAATAAAGGCACATCACCATCTATTTGACCAGATTTCTTACTGGCCACGTGTCTATTGAAAAGATATTCTAAGTCATCAATAGAATTATTGTTTGTGGGTGGTGTATAAAAAATATTACTCGCACCAGGGTCCCAGAATTGATTAAACTTTTGTTCACCGCTTCTTTTATTAAGAGTGTATTGTATTAGACCTTTTATTGCTTCCCCTGTAGGAACCTTTCTTTTATTATCAGGCAATACACTCGACTTACCGTTTAGTTCAGGATAAAGAGAGTATAACACATTGTTAGTATTCCATCCAGAAGAAGTAGACTCTGCAAACAATTGATAATCGAGTTCCCAGAAATATAACTTTACAAGTTTTTCATTTGGTTTCGTGTTAGGTATATCTTCTATATCATATACAGAGAAAATATAGTTAAGCTCCCAACCTGCTGACGGAAACGGGTCTGAATCGATACCCGCTGTAGAATCATCATAAACTGGTTTAATATTAACCAACAATAAATCTCTACCATCGTTACGAAACTTATAATTAGCAGCAGCTGATACCCGCTCATTAGGGCGTCGCTCAATCATATTTTCGTTGTTATTAACAATTAAGTAACCCCTTTTAAACCATTCCCGGGAATCTTCTTCAATTGATAGTTCAACTAACGCAGCTGTATTAATACCAAAAAAAGTGTCTTTGGAGTTAAATAAAGCCACGCCAAACTCGTACGTTTGATCATTAACGCGTAGTTTTGTAGTTGTTGGTGCTGCAGCCATTAAATCTTAGTATTTTGTAGTTCAGCTATAACCAAACGAGCATATGTAGGTGTTAAATACTTTAAACGTGTTCCTGCTACAGGAAAATGTACTGGGTTTTGTATCTTATTAAGAGAACATATTACCCACCACAATAATGTGGTTCCGTATAACTTATATGATATTAATGTCCATGGCATGTTGTTTACAGGCACAGTATATGTACTATAATAAGCCTGTTCAATATCATCCGGGAAGTTAACTTTAGCTAATATATTGTAAAAATAATCGCTATTGTCGTTTTGATAAACATTAAAAATATTTTCATAACGAAAGCTTTCGAGGGCCGGTAAGTTACTAATATTATTTTGTACTAAAGGTGTTTGATTCATATTTTTATGTTACAGTAGAAGCACTTGTTGTTATTGTTATTTTTTGAGCGGGGTCAGCGTTTGATAGAAACGTATTACGTGTGTTTTTTAGTACGCTCTTAAATTTAAGAGATACACTATAAGCTTCAGGCATTAATTTTACATCGGGGCTACTATCACTATAATTTGTAATTATTTCCCCTGTATTAAGATTAATAAGTCTTGTATTGCCTACGTTTTTAATAGAAATACCTTCAAGTGTTGCTAATGATAATAATTTGAATCCAGGTATATCCACTCTGTATAAACAAGGGGCATCTAAAAAGTTTATACCTTTTCTATTTGGTAAATTTTGATAAGTTAATATAAAGCACAATTCCCAATTTTTACGTAATGAATTTGAAGTTTTGGGATCTCCGTCATCAATAGTATTATAAAGATAAAAAGAAAATTCTGCTTCTTCTTCTCCAGAGGAGCCACCATACGCTTTAAGCTCTTCTGTTTGTTTTGCGCCTGCAGTTGCAGCAAACGCGGCGTCCACTAAACCGCTTGCAACATCGAAACCACCTGAAATTACACCTTCAGCTTTATTTGCAAGCGTTGTGGTTAAAGATCCACCCCCACCCCCACCTGCAGGAGCAGCAGGTGGTTTTGATCTTGCTGTAACAGACTTAAAAATCTCTCCTAAACCACCAGCAACTTTACCTACTGCCTGACCGAAAGCTCCTGTAGGTGCAGCCCAAGTATTCTGTACTTTGGCCATATTATCTTGAGTAAAGTACGGCAATGTATATACAAAACCTGTATTTTCTACCGCATACAACCCTTTATATGGATCCATAAAGTCAGAGTCGGTTGGAGTAAAATCGAATTTTTTAGCTTCATCTAAAGCTGAAGTTGCAACTTGTGTAGCCTTATCAACTGTTGCGTTAGTAGCTTCTTGTATAGCACTACCTATTTGTCCTTGTCCGGTCACTGTAGCTGCTGTCTTGATAGATTGTCCTGCAGCATTTGTAAAGCCTTGAGCCGACTCTATACCACCTACTTTATTTGCTATTGATAGGTTGCTAACTTGACCACGTATACTATACAAATAACCACGTAGTTCACTCGACTGTGTTTGTCTGTATTCAGTTAAAATCGCGCGTGGTATGTGTTTACGTCCTGGGCCTGGTGGTGTTAATGTCCACGGGAAATTTTCAAAAACATCTATACTCGAGTTACTTTTTGGAGTTAATAAAGGTGCTCCTAACTTATCCGGAGACTGTACCCAATCAAACAACACACCAGTGTAACCTGGTGGTTGAAAATTATCATCATCGGTGTCTTGATCAACTGTATATGTAGATGCTGGCATTTTATAATAAACCTCTCGAATATATCATATCTTGTCTATACTTATTACGTTCTATGTAAGGTACATCTCTACTACCTGTTGTTTGTCCGGATTGTGTAGGTACAACGCTGTTTACAACTGTTGTGCTATTACTATTTGCACTGCTAACTGTATTGGTTGCTCCTATAGCGCTTTTTTCAATTACTCCGCGTAACTGTATTAACTCGGTTTTTATGTTAGTTAAAAGATCTATTTGAGAATCATAATAACCTTCCGGAACGGCTTTTTCTAAATTTGTTTCTGACGTAGTTGTTGCTTTTACTGTAGATAACTTAGCAGCTTCAGTAGTAGTAACCCCGGCTTTTGTTTTTTTCTCAGCTTTTTGTTTATCATACTGAGCCATTACATCTGGCGGATAAACATTACCAAAGCTAATTGCTTGATCCATTACAGCTATTTGTTTATCTGATAACGGGCCGTTCGGCTTTACTTCTTCGTTAGCAATTAAAAACCTTGTTGTTTTTGTTGTAAATGAACCGTTAGCAGCTGTTGATGTTGTTGTGGCTGCAGAAGCACCTTTAGTAGATGCCTGCGCAGTAGTGCTGGTAGTAGCCGCTACAGAAGCTACTAATGCTGCAGAAAAAGCTACCGATTTAGCTAAGCCAGTAATAGATTTAGATGCACTTGAAAGTATATCTGAGAATAAGTTATCTCCGGTAGGTGATAAAACGTCTTTAAGATCTCTAAGAACGTTTATAAACATCTTAATTGGATCTAAGTCAACCTTCACACTACCAAAATCTGACATGCTTTGTTTTATAGCATTTAAAGCTGCAGGTATAGTACTAAAGTCGACCGCTTTATCTGCAATCTTGGCTAATTGTTTTAACGGATTATTATCACCCGTAAAAAACCCAACCACACCAGCCATTGCTCCAGAAGCTGAAAAACCTAATAAAGAAGCAGCAATAGCCCCAATACCTAATGATACTGAAATTAATTTTGCTCCACTAATTGCTGCTATACGTTCAAGTGTGTCTGCTACAGTAGTTAAAACACCGGAAACAGTATCCCCGATAGTCTTTATTACATTTTGAACTGTATTCCCTATAACAGATATTATGCCTTTAATACCGTCGATACCCTTTACAAATATTGTACGAATAGTGTCAATTATATTACCAGCAAGATCTATAATACCTACTAATACATCGGAAATACCTTGTACAGCTGTTTTTAGAGTTTCTGCAAGATCTTTAAGTACGGGCCCGACTATGTTTAATGCTTTGATAAGGGCATTACCTAAAAATGTTATAAGTTTATCTATAATAGGTAATAATCCCAATAGTACAGGTTTTAATAAATTAAATGCACCCACTAATACGTCTTTAATAATTCTACCGAGTTCAACAAGTTGTGGCACTATTACCTTTACAGCTTCCATTACTGCTTGTACAATTTGCGTTACATAAGGAGCAATTGCAATTACTGCTTCTTTAATTAAAGTTACTAATTGCACTACAAACGGAGCTAATTGAATAAGAGCATCCTTAACCGTCTTTACAATCTCTATAATAATAGGACCAGCAATTTTAGCGAGATTAGTAATAGTGGTTCCTACTTCTTTTATAACAGCAATTACATACGTACCTATTACTTTAGCTAATTCAATAATAGTAGGTCCAGCCATTTTCAATACTGTACCTATTGCAACACCAATTGCTTTAAGCATATCTGGTATTTTATCTATAGCGTGCATCAGTACTTTACCTATTACATCAGCTATCCTTATAAAAAACGGCATTGCTGCTTGTATTGCAGGTACCGCCAATCTAAATGCAAGTGCAATACCATTAATTGCAAGTATTATTAAACCTAACCCTATAGCAACTTGTGGATTAGCTAACGCAGCTAACCCCGGTCCGAGTACCTTTAAACCAGCACCGATACCGCTAAGAAAATTACCAATACCCTTACCTAAAGCTTCTATACCAGTACCAACACCTTCTGCAAGCGCTTTAATACCTGTACCTAAACTTTTACCGAAAGCTGCAATTATACCTGTACCCTCTGCAGTTGCAGATGCACCTTCTGGGCCAGCCTTAGCCTTTTCTTTTTCTTTATCGACTCCAGCAGCAGCACCAGGCGCAAGTATAGATTTTAAAGCATTTAATGCTCCTGGGTTTATTGAATCAAGAATAACAGGTTGAGGTTTACTCTCTTTTAAAGCTGCTTCTGCTGCAGCAGCGCCCTCGAGATCTGTATTTGGAGCTGTACCAGTAGCTGTAGAAGCAATATTATCTTTTAATTGAGTAGCTGTTTCAGAAGCTAATTTTTTATTTCTATCAGATGCATCTTTGTCATCTTTAGCTTTACGGTCTGTATGTTTTTTCTCTTCTTCCTTTGCACCGTAATCTTTATCATACTTTTTAAGAGCATCAATAAAAGTGTTTTGAAAATTTAAACCTATAGACTTGTTTAAAGTACTAAGTGCATCGCTTTCGGAATTCAAACTCGCAACTATTTTTTCATGACCTTGTATGGTTGCATTCTTTAAAGCTTCAATTTCTGCTGGTAGAACGTTTTTAGAAACGTTAAGCATTTCATCTAACCATTTTTGAGGTATTGGGCCAGAATCCTTAGGCTTTAATGTATTCATTAAAGACGCAATAAATCCCGGATTGTTAGTTTGGTTGCTGCCCTCGTCAGCCATATACTATATACTTAGGTACTGAATGTACCTTAGTTATTATTAACTAACAACAAACAAAGCGCTGTCCACTACAACAGTAATATCATCTACACTTTCGTTAGTATCTATATCAGTACCAGTTACTGTTAACAAATCCTTCTGTAAAATAACATAACTTTCCATATATTTCATAATGCCTTTTACTACAGAGCTTGGAAGCTTTTCGAGTATAGCAAGACGTTTAGTAAACGGTAAAGTTGTATAATCTAATTGTTGTTCTTGATTATTGTAGTTAACGGTGATACTCTTAATAAATTTTGATACCTCACCCACAAACGCATCACCTAATGTGTCTGTCAGTTGAGCGTTAAGTACTTGTTGATCATTGATTGTTTTTTCTCTAAGCTGCTTTTCTAAGTTATATTGATCAACAAATAAAGGTGTACCTACTGAAACGGTAAATTGGGAATCAGTAACTGTATCTGCCGCTAAAATATAAGATTTAGCTTTGAGTCTATCTACTATGTTTTGTAGATTAACTTTAAGTCTACGATTGTTTTGAGTTGTGGTATAGTCCACACCAGAAGTTGCTACTCGTAACTGTATAGCAATTGCTGCACTATCAATTGTAGTTAAAAGTGGTATAATGTCTTTCTCTAAACAATTTTCTTGTAATAAATTAAAATATGCAATAGTAAAACGAGTTTGAAATACAGGGTTGTCTACAGCTGCTTTTAAAATATTTTTCTGTTGACCTGTACTAATACTTTTAAATTTTACTTCTCTTTGAAGGCTTGGAACATATACCGAAATAGATACTTCTTTATTAATTGTATCCAATACGGATAGAATGTCGTTGTAATTATTGCTCATATAAAGACTTATAGTGAGAATATTGTTTATCAAGCAAACTCATTAGGTATATTACTTGGTATTGTTGCCGGTTTGCCGTCGAATCCAGGGCCTGATTTTGTTTGAGAGGTATGTGCACTGTTTTCTTTTTCAGTTTGCTGTACAAACAAGGTCCAATATAGAAGCTGTTCTGCAGGTGTTATTCCATCAACATATTCTGCAGAAAAATTAGCTTTGCTTACTAAATTTAAATTTAACTTATACAAGTTAATTAAATCATCATTGAAAATAAGCTTGCAAAATTCAAGTAATACTGTTGTATCAGTTGATACAGGTAAATCTATTACACCAATATTAGTATAGGGTGACGTAATTTTTAATAAATTTATTTTTGTTATATTTTCTTCTACTACTGTTAAAGACTCAATAACTTTAGTTGCCAAAGTAAGAGGTAGTTTTTCTATAACTTCTACTCTTTCCAAAAAATTAATGTTTTTAAAAAGCAATGCTTTGTCATTAACGGTTATCGAGTCTATACAAGATGCTAATTGATAGCTAAACTTTTTTTCAGGTACTATGTTAACAAAATAAATTTCATCTTTAGCTTTTATAATACTATGCGTTATAGTAATGCTTTCATGTATAAGTGTTTTGGTATAATTTATATTTTCCAGCTTTACTATTAAATCTTCTATTTTTATAGTGTAATCAAACTCTTTTTTTGTATCCGGGCAAGTTGCTTTGAGATTTAAGTCCGGACTTATGCAAATAGAACGCGCCTGTAACAATAGCATAATCTTATCTACAACATTAAGTCCTTCCTGTAATATCCCGGGAGAAACGTGTTCAATTACTTGATTTAGATGATATATAAACTCCGTTGTATCATTATTATATAAGGATTTAACCAAGTCTTTATATAACTTGGATGTAATTTCATTTACTTGGATTTTTTTATTATTAAATCCAGGTAGCTTAACTCCGTACGTAAAAGCCATTATAAGAACTTACTTTAGATATTATGTTTGTCCCTGTCTATACGTTAATTGGTAGTTATTAAATACAAATTTTACTGCCTCTATTCTTATTTCTGCTTTACCGTAAGAGTATGAAGTTTCTCCTAACGATACCGGAGCACATTGAGTGAATTTGAAGATTTTTCTAATACTCTTGTTAGAAGTATCATTGTTGTTTTTATCAAAAAACACTACAGATATATCTGTTCTTACGTTTTGTGTTGAACCAGACGCCCTTGAAATTAAACCATAATGCCCTACTAATGTTATCCACGGCCGCACCACGAAGTCAATAAAAGACTTATTTGTTTCTAAAAAACTTACTGTTATATCACTATATTGTGCGCGTCCTGTACTAACAACACCAGATAATAAACCGCCACTGGGTCCTGCAAGAGGGTCATTACGTTGCGTGCCTACACTCTCTCCCGGAACGTTGATACCTTGTGCAAATAAACACACATCATTACCTATTGTTTTGTTTTTTTGAGAATCTAATTCATTTTGTAAGTCTTTAAGCGTAGAAAAAACTCCCCATCTATTTTCGAGTGTGTTCCACACATCTTGCCCAGCAGTTAATGCACCTGGCAAATTAAACGTTATAAAAAAATTAGAATCAACCGGTATTTGAGTAGCTGGGTTACTCAAAAACTTTATATAGGTGTTTACCTCGGAAGGTAAGGAACTACTATTAGCTTTAGGGCCTATTATTGTTGTAGCCATTTATTAGCCTTTAAATAAACCATTTACTATGTCGCCAACCTCGTTAGTGACAGCTTGTGTAGCTGTGTTAACTAAATTATCTGCTACGCCCTCAAGTGCACCTGCTACGCCGTTAGCTAAGTTAAGGCCACCTATACCAAGACCAAACGATACTCCCGAATCAAAACCCGGTTCCCAATATTGATAAGCTAAAGTAGCTTTTATTTCTTGTATAGCCCCGGCTTTAGTTAAATCGTATGAAGTGTCTTCGATCTTTGTGATAAAAGCCCCTAATAAAGAATACACTCTTACTTCCTGTAATTGATCATCAATAAGAGAAATTTGTATAAGATTTGAATGTAAATCTCTTGGTTCCATGTTACCTTGCGATGTTCGTTCATCAAAAGTAACCCTCATCATATCTTCTAAAAACTTCCTTAAGTCATAATCTTGAGTACAATAAAATGTTACTTGCCAATTATTATTACCATCAAACTTTACCGTACCAGGTATTTGAAAATCTAATCCCATGAATGGAGCGGTTGTAGTACTAATTGTTTTACCAGGTAAACTTGCGGTTTTTAAAAATACTAAATTATCAGGACCGAGTGAAACGCCATTTACTCTAAACGTTGTTATTCTAAATTGAAAATCCCGCGCAAATCCGCGTTGTGTGGATTGTTTGTAAAAGTCCCTAATTGATTGTCCGTAAACGGCGCCCATATATAATATATACTTACACTCAAGAAGGTAATAAATCTTCTGATGTTATATATTGAAAACCTAATGTTGCTGTCATTTTAGCTATTTCTCCCGTAGAGCCTAAGTTATAGGTCATGCTACCTATGTTTTGTAAAAATGCTCCCACTAATTTATATTTGCGTACAGCTGGATAAGTGTTAGGATCATTTGGCCCTGAGTTGTTTAATAAATCTAACTCTACATTACAATCCCACCAATTAGGGACAGCAGATTGAGAGGTATGTTCATTAAAGGTATCTACAGACCACTTTTCAAATACATTTCTCAATATATAATCTCTATCACAATAAAACGTTACACTCCATGAACCAGCTGCTTCTGGGTAGTTAGCTACCATAGGTATATTATATTTAAACGATTTAAAGTCTACTGAAGTTGTAGTTATAGTGCGAGATGGAATAGTACCATCTGTAGCATATAAAAAGAGATTTTCGGAACCGTTAGATGCCGGTGCATATATATCCGTACTACCGCCAGTACCGTTTCTGGATATAGTGTTTACTCTAAACAGATTAGTACGAGCAAATCCTCGAGTAGTAACTGTTTTATAAAAGTCTTGTATGCCTTGTCCAGCCATTGATAATACTTAATGTACGAACATAAAAAAAGCCCTGCTTTTTATACAGGGCTTTGAGTTAAATTTTAACTATTAAACGTGTCTCCAATATTGGTAAGCTAATTTAGCTTCGAAATCGAGAGGCTTACCTGGACCAGCGTTATCATATGCTGGTGCACCTAAGCTTACGATATAAACACCAAATAGCTTATATGTATTGAGTACGTTTTGGCTTTCATCGATTAAGTCAAGTTGAATGACTTTATCTGGGCCACGTAGTGCAAGATTACCTGTGCTTGTAGCATCATCAAATACACCGTTAATTTGCCAGTTTTCAAGTTTCTTACGAATGACACCGTTAAGGTCATTATAGAACTTTACAGACCAGCTATCTGAACCGGTGTAATCGACAGTACCAGGTACATTGAAGTTTAATCCCATGTAAGGTACTTTTTGATTTTGAATTGTGCGATCTGGAAGATTTTTTGTTGTGATGTAAACGAAGTCGTCTTCATTAAACGTATCTTCACCAATCGAACGGACACGCATCATGAAATCACGTGCGAATCCGCGCTGTTGTGCTACTCTGTAGAAGTCTTGTATTGTCTGTGCCATATAATTATTTAGTGTTTAGATTATAATAGCTCGTTAAAGTTTTGAGATGTCTTAGTAGCATAGAAGTTTACTAAGATAAACTCAGCAGTACGAACCGGTTTAATGTAGATATCAACAACTAATGTATTGTCGTCAACAACTGCAGGTGTATTGTTTGTACTGTTACAAACGATCTTATAGTCATATAAACCTTGAGTGTTACGAGCTAACTCAAATACAGGAGTTAATGTATTGACCACTCTACTTTGTGTGAAAGTAGTATTTGGTTCGAATACAAAGAACTTCATAGTTTGGTTAGTTGTCTTTTCTAAGAAGAGGAATAAGCGACGTACGTTAATACGATCAAATGCGCTTGGGTTCTTTAAGAGAGTCTTTTGACCAAATACTGAGTAACCTTCATTTGGGAAGTATACTACAGGGTTAAGAGCAATCTTGTAGAGTAAGTCGCGTTGCTTTTGTTGTGGGTTAACTGCAATGTCAGCAAGACCGTTAACGATACCACGATTTAAACCAGCTGGTGCCGTCCAAACGTAATTGTTTGCATCACTTGCTGTAATCATTGCTGCTGCAAAACCAGAGAATGGTAACCATACAGCTTGTGATGTGTATGTGTCTTGTACCTTAGCCCAGTTTGCATAAGCTGTAGCATAGCTTGAATTAAATGAACCATAACAGTTACGTAATGGCCAGTAAATGTTTTGTGAGAAGTTATTAGCCTTGTTGTCAAGGGTCTTATAATTCTTACCAGTTACGAAAATATGACGAATTGGGTCAGAAATAAAAATATGATCTTTACGACGTGTACGTGCAAATGTTTCGAACTTATTAGTAATATCAACCCAAGCATCGACTAAATCGTTGCTTACTGGGTTACCGCTTGAATCTGTTAAGTCGCTAAGTGCACTTGTAATTGCTGTTGAGATGAATGTATCATCGTATTCAGCAGTTGAACCTGCAGTAGCTTGAACAGCTGCAATTGTAGAAAGACCTGCATCAATTGTAATGTCGATATCTACTACATCAGTGTTTTCAGCTTGATTTAAAACATAATCAAGTTTTGCACTTAAATCACCGATAGACTTAAGACTGTTAGTTGGTAGGCTATCTGCATATACGCCTAATGCATAAAGGTTATTAGCAGGTAAGAACGAAGTGGACTTTACTGCAAGATAAGCAGAAGCAACCGAGTAGAACGTATCACCGTCTGTACCGGTTGAATCTTTAAATACTCTAACTGTCTTAGTTGAATTACCGTTATTATCTAACCAATTTGTTAAGGAAGAGATATTTGGGTTAACAAAAACTTCAATGTTGTTAGAAGCATTATTTGCTACAGTTTGTAGATATAGGGACTTAGGAGCACCACCGTTTACATCTTGTACTGTACGTTGTGCATATAATGAACCTGTATAACCTTCTTGTAATACATACTGTAATGTTGTTGTGTTAACTGAGAACGGGGAAGGACGTAATTTGAACAACGAAAGAATAACTGTATCACCGTAGCCTGAAGCAGCGATATTAAATGTTGGAATATTTTCGATATCGTGTGATAAGCTATCTACTGAAGGAAGGTATGGTGCACTTAATGTGAAACCGATACGTGTTTGAGGTACTTCAATGTAAAGAGCATCTGAAGCTGTTTGTGCATCTACGAAATATGTGCTACCGATTGTTTTTACATTAACTGCATCATCATAATCTGATGTTGGGTTGTTGCTGAACGAATCAGCTAAATTGAGATAGTAGCCTTCAAACTTTTCATTGATTGTTGACTTAGCTGTATTAACTACAACTAAACCAGCTTTACCAAGATCTGTTACAGCGTTTGTACCAGAAACAACAAAGCTACCTAAACCAACGTTACCGCCTGTTGTTGACCAGTTAATACCGCCTTGACTAATTTCAGCATATTGATCGCTTGTTAGAGCAACTAACGCCGGTTCACCGAAATAGTAACCTTTAGCTGATTGTAAAGGAATCGTACCTGCTGTAGCAGCCGAAGCTGGATAAGCTGTTGTATTACCAGGAATTGGTAATACAGGGAATGCTAATGCACTATAATTACTTGTTGTACCTTCACCACTACCATCACCATAAGGTAAGCGAACTGCTTTAATTGTCGGATTGTTACCAGCCGTAAATAGTTGATTTACTGCATAATAAAAATAGCGTTCTGCTGCATTTGTAGGTGTACCGAATACTGTTTGGAAATCGCTTAGTGAAGCGAGTTCAACGATTTCGTAAGTCGGTCCTTGTGGAGCAAAGCCGGTTACTAATACGTTAGTACCGACAGGAGTTACTGCTCTTGTAGAAAGATCGATCTCGCGAATTTCTACACCTGGAGATTGGATAGTACGTGTGGATGCCATAATAGTTAAGTTTCTAATATTATTTAGGAGATTTTAGCCCTAAATTACGAACTTTATCAAAGTAATTGAGTATTAAGCTGATTAAACGCGAACGTAAATGAAGATTCGATCTGTTCTCCATCTCTATAATTATACGTTATCTCGCCTAAATTAGTAATAAAAGCTTTTATGTAATCCCACTGAATTTTTTTGTTATTGTATTCATCTAAACCATAAACTGTAATATTAGTTTGATAGTTATTTGTGTTAACAAATTTGTCAGGAGATGCTAATTGATTAAAATTATATGTACTCTCCTTAGAGTCATTAATAGTGTTTAACCAATACCACAGAACCCACCAATTATTAAATTGATTGTCCACCGTAAAATTTACTGTTACGGATTTATACGCAGCTCTTGTGTAGCTTGTAAATTTAGCTGTTTGTGCAGAATATGGTAGATCTACTTCAGCAATAGTGGTTTCTGGAACTACAGTACCATAAATAGAATACTGTAAAGAATCCAGATTAAGAAAATTTATTGACCTGTTTCCAGGAGTATTATCATTAGCTGTTTTGAGTATAGGTGGCAAGTTTAAGACAAGTAAAAACTTGTCTTTTCTATTCTTATTAAGAATTGATTGCTGTATGTCTACGCTCATCCATCACTTACTTACGGAAGTGTTTGTTATTGATAATATAGTATTCTTTAATAACGTTTTTTTCGGTTGCAAGACCATTACTACCAGCCCATGGGTGGGCGTTAGCATCATTAGCTTTTGGGTTATTAACAGGCATATCGCCTTTAGGGTTGTTATTAGGTGCACCCGAACCAGGGCCCTGGTTCGTAGCGCCTGGTGCATTTGTGCCAGGAGCTTGATCAGGCTTCACACCTAATTGAGTTAATCTTGCTTGAATAGTCTTTAAAACGCTTTTAGCATCTCGCGCGTTTAATGCTTTTACTGCTGCAGTAATCTGACCTGTTGTAATTTTACCTGGAGTTGCTGGAGCTGGATTACCACCACCTTGTTGAGGTGGTGTAGTAGCTGCTGGAGCTGGCGGTGTAGTAGCTGCTGGAGCTGGATTACCACCACCTTGTTGAGGCGGAGTATTAGCTGCTGGAGCTGGATTACCACCACCTTGTTGAGGTGGAGTGTTAGCATCTGGTTGCTGGTAGTTTGGATGATTACCATAAATGGCAGATGTTTCATTACCGCCTTGTTGGTTCATATAAGGAGCTGTATTACGAGCATTATTGTATGCACCTTGAGCACCGCCAACTAAACCACCTGCAAGCCCGCCTACTGCCCCACCAACTGTTTGACCTACATACTTGCCTGTAGCAGCTGCCCCTTTAGCGATTGCACCTGGAGCAGCTTTTAAACCATTACCAATAGCTGTAGCGGCTTTGCCTGCGTACTTTTTAATACCTTGACCTAACTTACTCATAAACCCCTGCTTTTGTGGAGCAGGAGCAGCTTCATTTAAACTTTTACCACTAATAAAATTTTCAAACATTACGCAATATTCTTCGTCTTGTGTTTTGTCGTAATGTGCTAATACTTTTTCAAGAGCTAAAATTGCGAGTCTAAGTTCTTGGTCTTCGAACTTAACACTCTCTTGTATCATTGATACACCGCGTTCACGAGCTCTAATTGCGTGCTCAAACGACACTAATACGCTGTGTTCATCTGTTCTTGATAGAGCAGAAAAACACTCTACTAATTCAGCAGGAGAAACATTTTCAATTAATTGTTCTGCAGTTGGGTTGAGAACCTCGTTATATTTTTCAGCTAAAAGCTTTACGTTTGGCATAATGTATCTTAATACTTACGCAAATAGAAGGTATTTCTCTGTGGATCAAATCCAATCTCTATATTACTTGTACTAAGTTTGCGAGGTTGTCCGGACTTAATTTTGTTTATATCCAATCCATAACGCATAATAATTTCTTGTGCTTTATCATGTGTGATAGGGCCTGCACCAAATTCCTTCTTTTTAAGATTGTGTACGGGTACTGTATCTTCTTTCTTTTTCTTGTGCATTTGTGCTACCATACCAATACTCTTAATCTTATCTGAACCAAGATTGCCTAATTTATTCATACCGGCACCAAGTTGCTGATGACGAGGTCCGCGTTTATTGGTGATTCCCATAAACGACTTAAAATTCATTTCTTGCAAACGTTGTATACTATCTAATGAAAGTTTTTTATCTTTCTTTGCAAGTATGCCTTGCACAAGTCTTTCTACGTCTCCTGATCTACGTAATTCTTTAAAAGCAAGATTTTCAGGTGAAAACTCTCCACCTTTATCTAAACCAGCTTTTCTGAGTTCCATGAATTTGTCTTTAGCTTTTTCAGCGCATTCTACATCGCATTCATCACTTAAAGCAAATTTAATCATATCTAACATTGCTTGTTTCTTTTTACCAACAAGTGAAAGATCTATTTCTGCTTTTTCTTTAGTAGCATTTGGTTTCTTTAACCAATCATCGTTTTTGAGAGAATAAACACCTGTTGAATGGTGTGGTTCATTTATATCTTGTATATAAACCTCTACATCGTAACCTTTTATAGTAATATCACGTGTTGTGTTCCAAACTGTTTTTTTAGCATTAAAATAGTCTTTAAGTAGTTCAGTATCAACTTTATACTCAGTTAAATCTGTAATTACATGTAAGTCGAAATCACTATACTTTGTGTAATTATAGTTTGCTAATGAACCAGTTAGAGTAATATCTTCAACATCAACTGTAATGTCAATTGTATCTAAAAATGCTTGAGCAATTTCCAGAAGCTTATCTTTAATTTCTGGCTTTAGCTTGCCGTTTTCCCACAATTGCGGGTTAAGCTCGTTATGAAACTCAAACGTTAGGTTCTCCATGTAAGTTATTACTTACTTAAAACCTATAACTTAGCCTTGTAAAAAAGTCTCCAATAAAGTACAAAGCTTCATGTATACGTCTACGTACCCAACGTACAGGTTTAGTATAAAAGAAATACTTATTAATCCAACGGCTTCTTTCATACAGCATTTCTGCTTTTACTTGATTCCATTTTTCAATACGTTCAGTATTGTCTACCTTCTCAAACTTAGACACTTCAATTATATCGATTTGCCCTTTGGTAAATGTTGCAGTAAACTCTACCCAGCAATCATTATTACCTATTTTCTCATTCGGAACATATTCATAAAAGCTAAGCTTACCGTGGTAATTTTGATCTTCCCAATTCTTTTCGGAAACTTGCAACAATAGTCTACCGTTTTCGATCTTGTAGTTAGCTAAACACTCTATTAAGCCTTTAGCCTGGAATGACGTACAATTATTAGGCAATCCTTCTTCCCACATTTCGTCGGTCCAAGGCAATTTATCTTTTACTGTTATTGTATCGAACATTCCCATAAAACTAATATAGTGTAATTTTGCTGATAATCCATAAGTATTTAGTCTATAGTATGCCTAACGAACTTAAACTGTTATCAGAGAAGTACACTCAAATTTTCAAAGAATATGATGCTTCGTGGGCAACTGGTGGTATGGGCGGCACTGCTTATGCAGGTAGCGAACAGATGGCAGAAGATGAAGAGAGTGTATTAGACCCACTACAGCCAAGTACAGCTTTAAGTTCTCAGCTTGTCGGTCTATTTGATCCAGTTACTTCTGATGAAAAGAAACAAACCGATGAGGCTTTAAAAGAACTTGAGACTGTTTTAAATAAAATCGCGAAAGATATAGAAAGCTGGCAACACAAATACACAAAGCTCGGCGCCACTGATACTGTTTCAAGAGAACAGTTGTTTCAATATATAGCTAAATCGGTTTTAGGTTTAAAGAAACTCGATTAATATGTTTTCGTTTAAACAATTTTTTCTTTTAAATGAAGGTGGTGCTGGTGGGCACATGCTACACCCTCTCAATTTGCCTGAAATTAAAACCGGTAAAGAGCTTTTAGAGTTATATGAAAAGTCAGCTTATTATCTTGCACTAAAAGGTGCTCCGGTTAAAATTGATGGTACTAACGTTAGTGTACGGTTAGTAGATACCGAACATGGTAAAGAGTTTGCTATTTATAGAGGTGCTAAAATAGACATGGAAGGGCCTCCTGCTACGTTAGCTTACTTAAACACTCGTTTTGCAGAGAACCCAGGTGCAATTAAATCATACGAACAGGTATTAAATATTTTTAACAAAGCTTTACCACAGACAACAAGAGAGTTAAAAGAGTTAGGTTTGTATAATGATCCAAATATTTTCTTTAACACCGAATTTGTAGCTGGTACTTCTAATATAATAGGGTACAATAATAAATTTTTAGCTATTCATTACCCCGCTAAAATTACAGAAAAGTTTAGTACTAAAAAGGGTACAAAGAGTTATGGTAGCGAGCATTTGCCTTTTAATACTGATGTTTTAAACGCGTATGTTAAAAAAGTAAATGCAGTAGCACAAGAATTTGATTTTAATGTTATACATCAGTCATTAGCTAAAATGACTGGTAAGCCTGATTTTAATGCAACATTAAAATCAGAGTTAACCATTAATGGTAAAACTAAAACTTTAAAACAATGGTTAAGTACAGCTGTTAACCCGGTTAACAAAGTAATTAAAAAATTAGGTGGCGCTAAACCGGTAGCTGGTATCAACCAAGCTCTGTATTTAGATATAGTACAAAATGGTGTTGATATTAATAGTATAGTTGCTCCAGAGAGTTTACCGGTAGCTACAAACTGTATTGTATTTTGGCATGCAACAAGATTACTTGGTAAAGCAATACTCGATGCAATGGACTCAGATTTAGGTAAGCCTTCTCAACAAGAAGGTGTTGTTATAAATAACCCAGCTGTATCAGCTTATCAATTTAAAATAACGGGCGATTTCTTTGTAAGAAACGCTGAAGCAAGTCCTTACAGAAAAGAACCTGTAGGTCCTGTTAAAACAGCTGTCATAACTTATGGTAGATTCAATCCACCTACAGTTGGGCATCAATCTTTACTACAAACACTTTCTCAAACGGGTATACAAAATAAAGCTCAATTAATAGCATTATTCCCTACACATACAGTTAATAAAGATAATCCTTTACCTTTTGATCTTAAAGCTCAGGTACTACAAGCTATATCCCCTAAGAATGTTCAAGTATTATCAGAAGGTAGAACTTTATTTGCTGTACTTAATTTCTTAAGTAAAAACGGATATAACAGGGTTATTCATATAGCTGGTTCAGATCGTTTACCCGAATACGAACGTTTAATTAAACAATACGTAAACAAGCCAGATGCACATGGGGATATTGCATATAATATACCTGATTACACGTTTGTAAGCTCTGGTGATAGAGATCCAGATGCTGAAGGTGTTACTGGTATGAGTGCCTCTAAAGTAAGAGCTGCAGCTCGTGCTAATGATTATAAGTCTTTTAGTGCTGGTATAGCTCAAGGCTTACCTGAACAACTAAAACAATTAGTATTTAATACTATTAAAAATAGTTAAGTTTTATTTTTTAGTTTAAACATAAAAAAAGCGCACCGGAGTGCGCTTTTGTTTTTTTATAATGTTTGTATATTTTACTTGAATGTTGCGAGCGAGCCCATTACTACATATGTACTTGATCCCGTCTTTAACACCGTAAACGTATATACGTCAACACTGTTTGCATTACCTGAGCTTGGCGCAGAACCACCCTGCCATTTTACTGTTTGGTTAGTACCGTCAACTTGGAAACCAGTTACATAGTAGCCAACACCACCGTTTGTTTGCATATATGCTACGGTAATTGCTTGACCTGTAGACAATGTGCTATTTAATGCAGTACTGCTGTTACCACGTACGTTTATTGTAAGGTTACTTGTTGAAGCAGCCGAATTGTATATAACACTATCTGATAATACGTCGTAGGTATATGTTGCACCTGCTGCAGTACCAACAATAGTAGTTGGTTCATATTCTGTTTGTATAGTTACTATACCATTGAATGTAGCATTGTTAAACGTTACATTGCTTGTAGTATTGAGTGTTTGATTAGCACCTGGACCAGAGTAACCAGAGATACCAGAGTATCCTGAAATACCAGACCAGCCACTATAACCAGATATACCAGACCAGCCTGAGATACCGCTATAACCGCTAATACCAGACCAACCGCTAATACCAGACCAACCAGAGTAACCAGAAATACCAGAGTAGCCTGAAATACCACTGAAGCCTGATTGACCGGAATAACCGCTATAACCTGAAATACCGCTATAACCAGATATACCGGAGTAGCCTGAAATACCAGACCAGCCAGATATACCAGAGTAGCCTGAAATACCGCTGTAACCGCTAATACCAGACCAACCAGAGTAGCCTGAGATACCGCTGTAACCGCTGATACCGCTAAAGCCTGATTGACCAGAATAGCCAGAGTATCCGGAAATACCAGAGTAGCCTGAAATACCGCTGTAACCGCTAATACCAGACCAACCCGATATACCACTGTAACCGCTTATACCAGAGTAGCCAGAGATACCAGAGAAACCTGAAGTACCAGTAGCACCACGATATATACCAGTTGAAATAAAGCTGTAGTGGTCTGTACCACCATAATAGAATTCAACTGTTACACCGTCTGTATCGGTTGTTTGAGCTTGTACTCTATAAACTAATCTATCAGTTATATCAAGAGCTATCGGTGTAGTAATTGTGTACTGTGTAATGCTTAGCGCTGGGTTAGCAGTATCTGTATTAACAAGCGGATCACTAATAACATTAAATAATAATGTTTCAGTACCACCTGGGTATGATCTCTTATATATAGAGTGCTTTAAGGTTGTTGTAGTTGTTGATGGGTTAGTACCTGTTAATGCATAGTATGCATTGAACTGCCATGTACCTTTACCGAGTTCAATTTCACCTGGATCACTGATTGGTGTTACAACTTGACCTAATGTTATTAAACCATCTGAAGCACTTAATGTATAAGCTGTAAACGTTTGTGCTGTAGATTGAGGTACTTCGCTTAATATACCGTATTGTATGCTGAATTCAGAAGCTGAAGTTGTTGGGTAATATGTTATACCAACTGCAGGGAAGCCTGAGAAACCAGATACACCTGAACCGCTAAAGCCAGAGATACCAGAGTAGCCAGATATACCAGAGTAGCCTGAAATACCGGAGTAACCAGAAATACCAGACCAGCCACTATAGCCGCTTATACCGGAGTAACCAGATAT